GCGATAGCGTGCGCGTTCGATGGCTGGGAGCGCCGCTGATTTTTAGACGCCTAAGGACGTATAAGGACGCGACTTGCCTATGCAAGCCTCCTACCTGCGGTTTTGTTGTGCGCAGCTTACAAAGCCGATAATCGGCGTACGTGCGTGTGGATAAGTGTAGGCATCTGTAGTGCAACTATTCAGTCTGTGGGCACCTGTGGGTACCTGTGTTGCAACGAGTTATGGCCGCGATAAGGACGCGACGATATTCTATTTTGGGATATCAGCTATCTAATTTCTGTCCGTCTCCGTCGCGCTTGCTGCACCCGAATCAGGCGCGCCTGCGGCCTTGCGCTCGATGCACTCGCACTTGACCATGCCCCCGGTCTGGTTGACCACGAGGCACGCGTCGCTCGCGAGCGCATCGCTTGACGCCCCTGCGGCAAGCTCCGAGTAGTACGCCGCCTTGGCCTCGTCCAGTGTCTTGTACGTGTACGCAGCCGGAGTGACGGTGCCGTCCTTGGCCGTCTGGATGATGATGAGAACGTACATGGTTTGGCTTCCTTCCTACGCGGTTGTCGCGGTCCACCAGCCCTCCCAGCCAGCGTTGTTGATGTTGCGCCGCCAGTGAGGGTCACCAGCGGTGGGCAGGGCGAGCTGGAAAACCCAGTTCCCCTCCTGCACCACGAACGAGACGCACATGCCGTAGTCGTTTGGGCGGTTTGCGGTGTCGATGTTGTACTGGAACACGCCAGGGCCGCAGGTGTTCAGGTCATCTGCGATGGCGTTGGTCGGGTCCCTCAGCGACTGGCTCACCGAATGGTCTATCTTCCCCGAAATCCAGTTCCACGGGCTGTTCGCGCCGCTGCTCACGATGCCAGTCACGAGAGGGACGTGGGCGTACGTGTCCACGACAACCACGTCTCCCACGTTCGCGCTGGCGCAGTCCACGGTGGTCCTGACCGCGCCCACTGACATCTCGTGCGAGGGGCTTCCGAAGTTGACCTCCACCGTGCCGTCCTGGTTTACCTTGGTGACCGTGGCGAAGTCGCGCGACATCCCCACCTCCATCGCCGCCTCGCGCGCAATCGCAGCTACCTTGCGCGCCGTGTCGCGGCCAAGGGAGCGCATCTGGTTGGACTCAGCCATCGACAACTCACCCATTTACCCTCCTCCTGAAGATGCGCGCCTCGCACTGGATGGGGCACCCTCCCACGAGTCTTATCGTCTGCGTCCTCACCTGGAACCTGCCGGAGACCCCTCCCGTGGGGAAGTCGATGCTTATCGCCTGGTTGATGCAAACCGGGGCGTACGCGTGCGTGAACGTCTCGCGCCTGATTATCGACTGTGCGGTCGCGAGGAGCGTCTTTGCCCTCGCGTTGGCGTACGCGGTCATCTCGGCGTCGGTCTTGCCCTCCGGCAGGTCCTGGTAGGTGTACGCGGACGTGATTGTCCTGCCGCGTCTCACCGTCGACAGGTCGCTTGCGGGGTCGGTGTCCCACGCCTCGCCGACAACCACCTTCCCGGTGCCGTCCTTGAGTGATCCATAGCGCACCACCACGTGGTTGGCGGCGCTCGTGTAGTCGCGCTCCTCGTCGAACTCGCCGACGAACTTTGCGCTCGGCCCCTCTACGAACGACCACGCGATGGGCATGTCCGCTGGGTCGCGGTAGCGCCTGAGGAGAACGCGCCCCATCTCGTCCGTCATCGCGGCGCGGAACCCGGCGAGCGAGAGGAGGTCGTTGACGCAGTCGAGCTTCGTGGTGCCGACCTCTGAGTTGTTCTGGTCCGCGCCCACGCCGTACATGCGCACGTTTGTCGTGACGTAGTCCGAGGCGTCCGCAATCACCTCAAGGCCGACGCCACGGCACACGCTGGCTGCGTACGCGACCGCGTTTGTCCCGCTCGGCACGGTGACCGGGCTAGAGAAGCTATCGTCAAGCAGCTCCTGCAGGCGCCCGTACATCTTCACCGAGTGCTTCGACCTGCCGTTGCTCACGCTGCGCGACGGAACCACCGGGATGAACGTCCCCAACGGAACCTCCACAGTCGCGCCGTCATCCCACTCTGCGTCAAGGAACACGCGGACGAGGTTGGGGCCGAAGTCGTACGAGTCCATAAGCTCGACCTCCGCGCTCTCCTTGATTCGCGTGTCATCGTTCCTGGTTATCGTGCCGCCGTGCACGACCGGCAGGTCGGGGTCAATCTCCATTCCGGAGGCACGCGAGACAACCGCGAACCGGTAGCGCGTGAGTGCAATCCTCTGGTTCCAGTAAGAGGGGCCGAACGTCGGGGACGGCTTGGCGGCGGGCGTGCGGTCACCGTCATAGAGCGCGAGGCTCGTGACATGCACCACGGGCGAGCCGTCGACCGCCATCACAACGGCGCCGACGAGTATCGCGCCGGACGGCACTACAACCTTGCCCCCGACCTGTGCGAACTGCCCGGACACTCCGAACTCTTCGATGGCGTACTTTGTGTTTCCCGCCGAGTCCCTGTACGAGACGCCCAGCGTCACCTTGCCGCCGCCAGCTCCCTCGGTCGAGACGAGGCCGCTCACGTACATGGTGCGGTCTGCGGAGAGCGCCCTCTGGCAGTATGGCCAGTATGACACGCGGGACGGGATGCTTACCTCTCCTCCGTCTCCGACCTCGAACCCATCGCCGCTCCCCATGTTGCCTATGACGTTCGTGCCTGGCTGTGTCGTGTAGGAGAGCGTTGGCGAGGCCATCCACGTCTCGGGGAGCGCTCCCCACGCCTCGACGTAGAGTCCGGTTGGCGTCATGCCGGACGGGACAACCACGACCGAGTCAGTGCGTGCCCACGAGGCCCCGACCTCAATGGGGTCGCTTACGGCACGGTTGGAGTTGCCTGCTGCGTCCACGTACGAGACTGCCAGTCTCAGGGCAGCGGCGCTCGCGCTTGCGGCCCTTGCCGATATGCCGACATGAAACAGCTGGTTCTCCGAGAGGGCAGGCTGGTCTCCGATGCCGAATCCCAGCCAGTCATCGTGGCTGTCCGCGCTGGGGCGCGCCGCGTGGTGCCAAACGCCGCCTTCCTTGGTCGTGCCGCTCATGAGCTTTGGCGTGACGCCATCCAGGAGGTTAGCGCTCATGAGAGCACCCCCCCGGCAAGCGATTCGCCCTCGGCGGGCGCCCAGGCTGCGGGCGTGGTGCCCTCGACGAGCATCAAGTCGCGCACGTAGAGCGATGCGGGTGAGCCATCGGACGACGCCGCGAGGAAGGCCACCCTCGCGTCGCTTGCGTCCTTGCTCGGGGTCAGCTCGACCGAGACGTGCGACCAATCTGTCGCTAGCTTGATTCCGGTAACCGAGATTATCCCAACCGACAGCGAGACCATCCCGGTGGCATTCGCGCCAAAATTCGCGGTTGCCTTGACGTCTGCTGTAAGCGTATACGACTTGCCCGAGGTCACCGGGAATGGTGCCGTCAGGATGGCGTTGATGTCATTAGTGTCCGTGTCGCTCGTCGTGACCGAGATGACGTCCCCCGTCTGGAGCGTCGCGTCGCCGTACGCAGCCCATCCCGTGCCTGTCGCGCTGCCGCTTACGAGGTTGTACACTTGCGTCTCGCTACTCATCTACGGCCACACCTCCCCCTCCGCAGGCGCCCACGCGCGCGGCACGCCGTCCCCGTTGAGCGTGACCATGAGCCGACGCACGCGGAGGCGCCCCCACCGCAGTTGTCTATGCGGACGCCTACCTCATCTTCGGTTGTTCCAACGTACTTGTCTCCGGCCTCGACAGCTTTCGTGCCACTAAAGAATTTCGTCCCGCTATAGGTACCGTCAGCAAAAACATCATTCCATGGCTGCAACGCACCTTGGACTATGTTTCTCAGTCCACTCTTGTAGCTCCGATTTACACGGCCTTGCAGCCTGAGGTTGTAGTCTTCGCCGGTGTCTGCGGTGCCGAGTACCAGCCCGTCGAACTGCATCTCCATCGACGCGGACACGACATCTCCGGCAGCTAGCTCTCGTGGGAATGTGACGGTGTACAGAGAGACGCCTGCATTGACCTTTTTAGGTGGCTCCCACCAGTCGCTCCACGCGTCCGTCCCCGCGACCAGGTTGGGAAATTCGAATGTCTGTCCCATCACGCCTCCACCCTGCACTCGACGGCGGTCCCCGCCGCGACACGTCTATCCACGAACAGGCTCCTCCCACACGGTCTCGGTCACGTCTGCGGACACCGAGAACTGGTTGTACGTCCCTGCCGCGTACCCGAGCGTGAACTTGGCGTAGACGCGGTGCACCCCGCCGTAGAAGTCGCGCAGCCAGCAGACGCTCGCCGACGGGTCGCGCACGATTCCGGACACCCTGCGGTAAGCAGCCTGACCGCACGCCACGTACGAGCGGCTTCCGGTCACGTCTGTGTTGCCGTCCGGGTAGAACGTCGGCAGGTTCGGCGTGTCCGGGCCGAGGGCGAAGTGGAACGTCTCGCCGCCGTGCTGGACGGCCTCTGACACGCTCGCGTCGAACCCGAGCCTCACGCACGTGCTCGCGTTCGTGCCGAAGTTGTACGCCTCGTCACCGAACGACTCGACGCGGGCACGCACGAGCACGCTCGCCGAGGTTCCAGACTCGGCGTGCGCCGTGACGCGGTACGAGTAGTCGACGTTAAGCGGCGCAAGGTAGTCGATGATGGACTGGCCGTCCAGCAGCCCTCCGCCGAGGTACGTGGAGCTGCCGTCCGCGTTGACGCGCTCTACGGAGATTGACGTGGTCGCGACGCTCGAACCCGTGTCACCGGCAGTCACCCTCACGACGGCGAACAGGTTCCGGTCGACGGTGACGGTCGTTACCGGCGCGTTCGGCTGCGCCCAGGAGACCCTGAACGTGGCGCTGGCCGACTTCGACAGCGACGAGCCTGCGGTGACGGCAACCGTCACGGTGTAGCTCGCGCCGTTCGTCGGCGTGAACTGGTCCTGCGTGATGGAGGCAGACGTTGTCCCCACCGGCACTACCCTGGTGAGCACCGCCTTCCCGGAGGAGTCGGCGATGGTCACCACCTGGCGGGTAATCCCGGTCGAGTCTGACGCGGACCACGCGACCTGAATCGGCATCTTGTCAACCGTCGCGGACGGTGCCGAGAGCGAGACAGATGGAAGGTCGTAGACGTTGAGGACCGAGTAGTCGGACCATGCCCCGTAGCCGTCGTTGGACTCCGCCCAGAGTCCCTTGGTGCGCACGCGGAACCTGTACGTGCCCTTGGCCAGCGAAGAGATGGTTGTGGTGGCAGCGCTTCCGGTGACGCTGACGGTGCTCGTGGTCCCGTCCGGCTTGGTGACCTCCACCTGAGACGCCTTGAGGTCCGAGTGGTCCGGGTGGTTGGGGGTCCACGTGACGGTAGCGCTGCCTCCGGTGGGGAGGACGGTCGGCGCAGAGACGGACGGCGCGAGCGGCTGCGCTATGGTCGTGACGGCGCTCTGCGTCTCGGTGTAGGCGGAGTAGAGGGTGCCCTTGTACGCCCTGACGCGATACCAGTTGTCACCAGCGGAGGATGGCATAGGCACCGGGAGCGTGGCCTGGGCCTTGGTGTCCCCCCACGCGCCCGAGGCACCCACGCGGTGCTGCGCCTCGTACCCGTCGACGTACGCCGACTGGCCTGACGCAGAGACGTTGACGCTGGTCGCTCCCGTCGCGCTGGCAGTCACCCTCGACGGGGCGGTCGGCGTGGTGTACACGGTTTCGGACTGGGCCGTGGCGCTTCCCGTGGGGTTGTACGAGCGCACCTGGTAGGCGTATGAGTGGCCCGCGCTCGTGGATGTGTCCGCGTAGTTCAGGGCGTCCCAGCCGAGCGTTGCGATGTCGGAGTAGGCGCCCCCGTCGACGGAGCGCGCGACGATGACGCCTGACCACGGATAGGCGTTCTGGGAGTCGGTGTAGTCGGCCTCCCACGTAACGTCGACCCTCGTGTCGCTGGCATATGCCGCCTTGAGGCCCTTTGGCGGGTGCGGGGTGCCATACGGGCGTGCCGGGATGGTGATGCTGACGCTCGCGCTGGACGTGCCGTTGCCGTAGCCACCTGTCACGTTGTACTTGGCCCATGCCTGGACGGTCCTGTCCTGGCCGTAGTAGCGGGTATACCAGGTGTCGTACGAGATGAAGACGGTGGACGCACCGGCGCCCTGGTCGAGTGAGCCTGACCAGTAGCGTGTGTCATCGTTCGTGGAGCCTACGGAGCCGTTGGCGTACACGTCGAAGCGTCCGCGCGAGTACACCTTGGCCTCGACGTGCACGTACACGTACTCGTCATCGGTCGCGGTGACCCAGGCGTTTACTCCGCACTGCCAGTAGTTGCCAGACGCGGTCCATATCTGGTTGCCCCATGACTCAGCCACGCGCTACACCCCCATGTCAGCAGACAGGCCGAACTCGCCGAACAGCTCGCCGATGAGCTGCTGCGCCCTCGGTGAGGCGCTGCCGAGCTGGGCACCGTTGATGGTCAGGTTCCAGTTGTTGACCGTGCCCATGGTGCGCCCGGAGTCCCCGTACTTCGAGCCGTACGCCCCCACGGCGCGCATCCCGAGCGTGGGAACCGGGACGGTGGCCGCGCCTGCGACTGAGAGCGCCGCGCGCTCCACGCCGGGGATGCCCGCCATCATGCCGGAGGCGATGTTCTGCGCGAGGTGCAGGCCGGAGGTCATGCCGCCGCGCTCGCTGCCGGACCACGGGCCTTGGTCTGGCACCGAGAAGTGAAGGATGCTCGCGGCCTTCTGCGCAATTGCGCTTGCCGCCTCTCCCACCCAGCCGAGACCGGCCCTGATGCCGGAGGCGAAGTTCCCAGCGAGGTGCGTGCCCCACTCGTACGAGTTGCCGTAGTTCCCTGCCCTCATCGCATTGTTCGCGATTGCGTTCGCCTGCTGCGTGACCGCGTACGCGTTCGCCCCGAGGCCTGACGCGAAGTTCCCCGACGCGCTGCTACCGAACCCGCCGAGCATGCCTGGGGTGCCAGACGTTGCCCCAACGACGCCGGAATAGAGCCTTCCGGCAGCGGACGCGGCGCTCCCCACGAACGAGGAGAGGCCAGAGGAGAAGAGGCTACCGGCGCTCGTGCCCTCGTAGGAGAGCGTCCCAGCCGTTCCGTCCACGCCGCCCTCGGCACCCTGCCTGAGCGCCGCGCCTGACTCCTGCGCCGAGCCGGACCAGCCGAGGATGCCGTTGGCGAACCCGGAGCCGGACTGCGAGCCGATGTCGGTGAGGCTTGTCACGATGTCGCCGATGCCGTCTACCACGGCCTGCCCGAGGTTCGCGGCGCTGGTTGCGGGGCCTTCCGAGTTGCCGTCGATGCCGTTGGCGAGGCCCGCGTCCACGTCCGCGCCAATCTCCTCGAACTTCACGGACGGCGAGTGCGAGTCCAGTGACTCCTTTGCCTTGTCGATGACATCCTGCCCCAGGATGCTCGCCTGCTCCTCCGAGAGCGTGCCGTTCTGGATGCCCTCAGCGAGGCCCGCGTCGATGTCACCGCCCAGAATCTCAGCGGCCTTGTCAACGTCTCCGTTCGCGAGCTTCAGCGCGACCATGGACAGCATCTGGTTCGCGGCCTCGCTAGGTGCGCCGCTGTTGGAGGAGAGGCCATCCGCCAGGTCCTCCGGGATGTGTATGCCCTTCTCCTGCATGTCGGCTGCTAGTCCAGCCCAGTCACCGCTCTTAGCGGCCTGTATCAGCTCCGCCTCGGCACCGGAGACGCCATCGCGTCCGCTGAGCAGCGCGTCTGCGAGCGCCTGCACGGCGCGGTCTCCGGAGTCACCCATGTTGATGCCAAGCCCGTCCAGCGCCTCGATTATCGAGGTGCTGTTTCTGTCGTAGGCGGCCACTATCTGCGCCCACTCGTCGTTTGTGATGTCCTTGAGCTGGCTTGTGGAGAGTCCCGTGTCCGCGAGGTCCTGCGAGAACTGCTGCAGGTCCTGGCCAGCACCGATGCACGCATTGCTGATTGCCTCGTTCGACTGCGCCCACGTCTGGACGCTGTCAGACAGCCCGTCAGTCGCAGCCGCAGCAGCGCCCATCGCGGCCTCGGTGATGCTTATCGAGCCGTTGATGGAGTCCAGGTTGCTCTTGGCGTCCTCAAGCCCGGAGTTGGCGTACGCAGCCGCCTCGGCGTTGTCGTAGGTGCTCTCGGCAATGTCACGAAGCTCGTCATCCGTGAGCTTGACCTGAGTGTGGAGTCCCTTGTAGTTGTCGATGTAGCGGGAGACGTAATCCTCCTTGCTGCCAAGGGCGTCCATCTCGTCGTTGTACGCCTTCTGGGCGGTGGCGAGCGCCTGTATGTCCTCAGCCTGCTGCTCGTACATGGTCTTGAGGCGGTCCTGGTATGCCTCAAGGCGAATCTGCTCAAGCTTCTGCTGCACGTACTCGCCGAGCTTGGAGGACACGTTTTCGATTGCATCGCCGTTCTCCGCGAGCTTGCCGTTCTCGGCGTCTATCACGTCGATTGACGTCCCGGCTATGCCATTGAACGTGTCGACTGCGGCCTTGAGCTTGCCCTGCTCCTGCGTGGAGAGTCCGGTCTGGTTGGCGTACTCCTTGATGACCTCGTACGCTGCCTGCAGCTGGCCCATCTGCGCGGATGCCGATGCGTTGCCGTCGTTTATGCTGTCGGCGAGCTTGGCCTGAGACTCTATCGCCTTGTCTACGGCGTCTCTGGCTTCGCTGATGGATACCTTGGTGCCCTCGTACGCGACGCCCTGGTCCTGCGCGGCCTTGATGCTCTTGTTCGTAGCCTCGGTAAGGCCGTCTGTGGCCTTGGCGAGGTTGTCAGAGCGCTCCTTCTGCTTCTGGTAGTAGTCGACAAGCTTGCCAACGACAAACGTCACACCGGCGATTGCGAGGCTCACCGCCCCGGCCTGAAGCGCGCCCACTGCGAAGTTCTTGGCCATGTCCAGCGCCGAGCTTGCGGCCAGCTTCATCCCGTTCGCCAGGCCGGAGCCGATGTTGGATGCCGCCTGCCCGGCCTTCGACTCCATGTTTGCCAGTGCGTCACCCGCCTTGGACGCCGCGCCCTTGATGCCGCCCGCGCTCTTGGACACGGACTCAATCTCCCTGGCCGTGCTGGTGGAGCCGGACTTGACCCTGTCCAGGCTCTCCGTCAGGCCATCGATGCCGTCTGCGGCCTTCTCCGCCTCGGTGGTTGACTTGGACCACGCGGTGACGAGAGATGCGTTCTTCTCGTATGCGTCCTTGGCGGCGTCCCGCTGGCCCTCAAGCGCGGAAATCTGGCCCTTAAGCTTGGCACTGGCCTTGTCGGAGCCATCGCCAAGGAGGTTGAGCTGCATGCTCAGGTCCTGAATCTTCTCGGTGCTGTCGCGCACGACCTTCGCGCTGTCGGTCATCCCCTCCCATGCGTGCACGTACTTGTCCGCGCCACCCGCCGCCTTCGCCGCCGCGTTCTGCGCGACGCCGAGCCTGGACGCCATGTCACCGGAGCTTGCGTACACGCGCATCTGCGAGCCGTCGACGGTGTTGAGCGCGTCCCCGAAAATCGCCGCCTTCTCCTGCGACTGCCCGAACATCGTGTTGACGTTTCCGATGCCCTGGACGAGCCTTCCCGCGACCGAGAGCACGGGGCCTGCAGCGGTGGTCACGCCTGCGAGCGACAGCACGGTGCGCTGGTCCTGCTCGTCCATGTCTGCGAACGCCTGTGCGGCGTCGGCCACGCCCTGGAAGAGCGGCTGCAGGGCGTCCATGGCGTCGATGAGGGCCTCGGTGAGCGGGGTGCCCACCGTTATCGCCACGGCGTTGACCTTGTTCTTTAGAACGTCGAGGCGAGACTGCATGGACTCGTTGCGCTGGTCCACCTCGGTCTGCAGCGCGGTGTTCTCCTCCCAGGCGTTGCGCGACAGGTCGAGCGCACTTGCGAGGACTGACTGCTTGCCCGTGACCGCCTCGGTGGAGTCAATCAGGCGGCGCATCACGTCGGACTGGCGGATGCCGGTGATGCCGAGGTCGGAGAGCATCGTGTTGACGTCCTCGCCAGACGCGACGGACTTGCCCATGCTCTCGACGAGCGTGTTGAACGTGCCTGCGGCATCGTCGCGCCACGCAGCGGCGAACTCGTCAGCGCTCATCCCAGCCTTGTCAGCGAACGCCTGCAAATCGTCACCGCCGTTGGAGACGGCAACGCCGATTGCGTTGACGGTCTGGGAGAGCGCGGAGCCGCCCATCTCGGCCTTGACGCCGAGCGACGAGAGCGCGCCGGACATGCCGAGGATGTCCGCCTGCGACATGCCAGCTGCGGTGCCAGCCGAGGCGAACCGCTGCGCAAGGTTCGAGACATCAGACTCGGTCGTTGCCATGTTGTTGCCGATTGCGACGATGGTCGAGCCGTAGTTCGAGAACTCGTCCTCGGCCATGCCGGTGATGTTCGCGAATCGGGCCATCTCGGTGGCTGCGGTGTCCGCGTCCATGTTCGTCGCTATGTCCAGCCCGGAGACAGTCTTGGAGAACGACTCAAGCTCGTCATCGGCCACGCCGAGCTGAGCGCCAAGCGCCTCGATGTTGACTATCGTCGCTGCGTCGACAGGCTGCTTCTGCGACGCCTCAAGCGCCGAGTCTCCGAGGGCGTCTAGCTGGTCAGCCGTGAGGTCTGAAGTCTTTCGCAGGTTCGCTATGGCGGTGTCGAAGCTCACGGCCTGGTCCACGCAGTATCCGCCGACCTTGGTCATCGGCACGGTTATGGCCGTGGTGAGGGTGTCGCCAACTTCCGCAACCTTGGTCCCGGCGTCGTAAATCTGGTTGCCGAGGCCAGCCCAGCTCTCTCCCTGCAGCGCGAGGGAGCGCGTCGTTGACTCGCTGGACTTTGCGGCGTTCAGCGCCATGCGGGAGATGCTGTTGCTTACGGCGTCGAGCTGCGTCTGGCCGTTCCAGAGAGCGCCGATGGCGATTGTGATGGATGCCTTACCCATTGACGGCCCCCACGTTCCAGTCGCAGTACTCGACTACCTTCTCGTTGACCTTCTCAACGATGTGCTCCTCGTCAGCGAGGATTGCCTTTAGGAGGGCGCGTGGAGGCGTGCTTCCCACAGGGACTCCGGCACGCCTGCCAGCACGCTCGCCGGTGAGGATGAGCGCCCCCGGGTTCGCGAACTCGATGACGCCTCCTCCTGGGTCGGTGGATACGAACTTGACCCCGTTCGCGTACGTCTTTAGCCTCAGCGAGGCTGCGTAGTGGCCGGTCGGGAACGAGCCGACGCCCCCGGCGAACCCCTTCGCCTTAGAGAGCGTCGGCTGCGCGATTCCCCTAATCTCGCGCTTAAGCTCGGTGCCGAGCCTGCGGTCAAGCTCGTTGAGCTGGGTGATTGTCTCGTCGAGACCCTGAACCTCAATCGTGTACACCTAAGAGACCCCCAGACGCGCCTTGGCGGCTTCGCGCTCGGCCCTCAGCCGGTCGCGGGCGTCAACCGCCTTCTCGCCCTTCCTCCTCCATGTGGGGGCCTTCTGGCTCTCCCGCTCCTCAAGCAGCGCATCTAGGTCGAAGTACATCTGCTCGAACAGCATCGGGAACCCGCACGCGAGTCCCAGCAGCTCCATGACGCCGGAACCCGTGTAGCGTGAGAGGTTTACAAGGATTCGTGACTCGTACCCGTAGGGTTTTCGTCCACGTCTGCCTTGTCATCCACGTTCTCCGTTTCGATGGACGTGGAGTAAGCGTCAAGGAATTCGATGAAAAACCCGGCGTCTACGGCCTTTGCCATAGACTGGACGAACGCGTCATAGTCAGTCGTGCGCTTGACGCCCCTTGGGAGCACCTTGTGGCCTTCCGCATCCGCGCTGAGCACGGCCCACACGGTCCCCCTTGCGATGCTCTTGACTTCGGCGTCTGTAATCCCGGACGCGTCGACAATCATCCCGGCAAGGACGTTCTGGCCTGGGTAGGCCGTGCACTCGAACTCCTTGACGCCGGTCTTTGGGTTTACGTATTCGAACCACTGCCTGGTTGCCATGGACCCTCCTCGGTCTTCGACTTGCCATGGCAACATGTTCCGTGCGGTGTCCCCCGCGCCCAGCGCTTCGCGATTGAGGCCGGATTCCCGCGTGCGTCAGTCCACAGCCTTGTTTATTGGGCCTCAGAAAGGCTCTCTGCAAGCCGTGTACCTGCGTAAACATAGAGCGCCCCCGCACAAGCGGGGGCGCATGTCCCAAGGTGGTATGGGAAGGTTCTGCCTACAGCCTGTTGCCGTTGATGGCACGCTGCAGGGCGATGGTGGTGAGGGAACCCCAGTCACCATCCACGTCGCACCAGCCGTAGCCAGCCTTCCAGTAGGTGCCACGGTCGATGAGGTAGCTCTGCAGCGCCTTGGTGCTCATCGGGCCGAAGTCCCCGTCGATGAGGCCGGAGTAGTACCCGAGGTTTGCGAGGTAGCGCTGGAACGCCTTCTTGGTCATCGGGCCGAAGTCCCCATCAATGTAACCACTGTACAGACCGTGGACTCGGAGGCACAGCTGCACCTGCTTTGCCGTCTCGGGGCCGAACCAGCCATCGTAGAGTAGCGGGTCCTCGGGGAAGTCGAGGGCACCGTCAGGCATCCCGGAGGAGCCGGAGGACGCGGGCGCGGACGGCTCGGCAGACGCCTCCGGGGTGGCACCGCCCTCGATGCCGAATGCGGCGAGGTACGCCCTCGCGATGTCATCGAGCCTCGAGTTGAAGATGTCGACGTCACCGGCGTTGGTGACGAAGCCGTTCTCCACGAGCCTATAGTTGATGCCGCGTGCTGCCGCCCTGTTCGGGTTGGCAAGCTCGGAGTGCTCCACGATGCTCTGGGAGCGCCCGGGGAAGATGGTGGAGATGGAGTCGGCAAGCGCCCGGTCGTACGAGTCCGGGCCTCCGATTCCCTCCTTGATGATGACATGGCCTCCGTGCGCGTCCGGTGACGCGGAGTCCATGTGCAGCTCGACGAGCGCGTCACCGCTCGGGATGGAGAGCGTCTTGATGCCACGGTCCGCGTACCAGTTCCTGCTCGTGTCGAGGAGTGTGACGGACGAGCCGCCAAGCTCGGCAATCCTGGCCCCCAGCGCGCGCACGCGCTCTGCCTCGCTGTAGCCGTTTCCGCAGGCACCGGGGTCACCGGCTCCGTGTCCGCATATCACATAGAGGTGCATTGCTGCCTTCCTTCCCCGGGGCGGCGATTGCCGCCATCGCCGTCGATGGTTGTCTGCCTGTGCAGGCAGTTCGGGCACGTCCACCAGCGCTGCGTGATGTCCTCGTGGCTGCGCTCCATGCCAAGCTCCTCGCGCATCTCCGTGCCGCAGAGGATGCAGCGGGGCCTCTCTTCCCTACTCGCCGCCATCGTCTGAGGGCCTCGCAGTGACTGCGGAGATGCCGAGGAGGGCGCCGACGAGCACGCCTGCGGCGTTGATTGTGGTCACCCACGCGTCGACGTTCGGCCAGCCCCACACGGGGCCTACGGTGCCGACGAACACTGCCATGGCGGGGCACGCGATGAGTCCAGCCCACTTGAGCGCCTTGTATGCCTTGTCGGGAACGATGTAGTTCATCGCAAGTCTCCTTTGTCGCTGGGTAGGGCCATCACGTGCGCCCTGTACACGTCGATTACGCCATTGCTGTCCCCCGTCACGTCGCACAGCGCCTCGTACGTCTCGTACGACGCCTGCCACGAGCGGCGCTGCGTGTCGTTGGCGGAGCCGATGCCCATTAGCCGGTCATGCTCGCTCACGAGCTTCTGGCGCAGGAGCACCTTGAGCGCCGTGTCCACCAGCGCGTCATGCTTGGCTGAGACCTCGTCGCGCCTTCTGACTGCCGAGTACGTCTGCATGACCGCGTACACTACGCTCGCGACCGCGACCATGCAGACCCACGTCATCACGGCCTTGTCCGTGCGCGGGTCCACGCCAATCTGTATGGCGCTCACTATCGCGGTGATGCAGGCGGTGCCGAGCCAGTAGAGCAGCTTCCTGGTGGTGTCCAATTTGTCTCCAATGCGGATGGGGCCTGCTCGCGCAGGCCCCGAGTCGCTACTTGTAGCTCGCGGTCTTGTTGACGAGGGTGATGGTCACGGGGGACTCCCCGGCGCTGGTGATGATTGCGGCGTCGGTCGAGAACTGGATGGTTGCCTCGGAACCCTCGGGGTCGACCTCTGGGAAGTCAGCCGTGAACGGGCAGTGGTTGATGGAGACCTCAAGCGTCATGTTCGGGTCATCGGTGTGGAAGAACTTGGCGTATACGCTGCCGAGTACCACGCTTCCCGAAAGCTTCGTGGCGGTATTTGATCCGGTCACGAGCTTCCTGTACTCGGTGATGTCATCCGGGATGGTGGTGACGGAGCATCCCATGGAGAGCTTGCCCACGGCGATGTCGCGCGGCGTGACGCGACCGATGGAGGTGAGGCCGGACACGTTGTTCTCGACCGTGAAGCTCGCCTCGGAGACGAGCGCGTCAGCGGGCGTGTCACCGGCTGCGTCAATCTTGAACGTGCAGTCGGTGGTGGTGTACTTGCCGCCGAAGCAGGACGCCTGGACGCTGCCGGGTATGGAGTCGATGCCGACCTGGCCGTCGATGCCCTTGAAGTCTGCCTGCATGGAAAGGTGCTCGTTGCCGGTCGCGCTGATTGCGAGGGTGCCGAGCCTGCAGCCGTCCGCGCGGGTGAAGTTGTTCTTGCCAATCTGCGACCAGATGGTGCAATAGGGCAGGTCATCGCCCATGGTGAAGACGTGCTTGTAGTAGCCCTCCTTGCCGGTGGCAGCGGTAGTGTCGACGGCACCGAGGGCGGCGTACAGGTAGAGGCCGAACACGTCAGGGTAGCAGAGCGACTGGACAGACGGGGACACCTCGATGGAGTCCACGCGCGCGTCGGACGGGGCGCGGTTTCCGCAGGATACGGAGGTGTTCGCGATGGAGCGGGACACGCCGAACGGCGAGCCTCCGGTGAGGCCGTGCATGAACGTCGGCGCGGATGCGGGCGTGTCCTTGTCGGCCTGGACGGCGATGCCAACGAGGCCGATGGATGGGTTGAGAGACATTGCTTTCTCCTTAGTCGGTTGCCGGTCCTACCTCGGCCTTCACGCGGACGCCGAAGTCGAACGCGGCGGTGTACAGCTTGGTTCCCTTGTCGAGCGCGGTCCCCGCGCCCTCCACGTACGGCTCGGCGTGGACGCACAGCCCGCCGAGCGTCTTGTCTGTTGCAACCTGGCGGAAGAGCGCGAGCACCCACGACTGGACAAGCTCTGAAGCCTCCATGAGCGAGGGCCTCTGCGCCCACGCCTGGCATGCCACGGAGAACTCCACGCGGTAGTGGCCTGACGCGCGCACGCCCCCGAGCGTGGAGGTCACGGTGTCGGAGAACGAGACGTTCTCGACCACCTCTCGCACCAGGAACTCGGCAGGCTTCTGGACGGTCGAGCCTCCAATCGAGACGAACACCGGCTCGTCCGCGAGCGCCTCGTCCGAGAGCGCCTTGACGTGCTCGATGCACTGCCAGAACAGGTTCTCGGCACCCATGGCGTCACCCCACTACCAGGTTCCGGAAGCCGTAGCGCTGCACGAGCGCGTTTACCTCCGGGAGTGACGTGGGGGCGCCGTCGACGCCGCCGATGACGTAGCGGAGCACGCCGGAGTCGGTGGACTCTGACGTTGCGTTGTCGGGACCGGCCTTGGGCACCAGGTACCACGCGGCGAGCGCAACGACGGCGTCGTGCATCTCCACGGGGGTCTGGCCCATGCCCATCACGAGCGCGACGTTGGCCGCGCCGTGCGGGCGGATTCCGGACACGTCGAGGGCGGTCTGGCCCGCCACGCCCACGCCGACGTGGTTGCCGTCCGCGTCCCAGGCGCGGGCTACGCTGGTGATGTCGCGCGTGCACGCGCCGGGCACCATGGGCTGAGACGCGGACGTGCAGTTGGGGCGGTCGACGAATCCCTTGCGCATGACGGGCTGGAAGAACCGGTTCGCGGCGCGCTCGATTACCTCCTCGGCGTGCTGGCGCGCCACCCACACCTCGGCGTCTGTCCGGTTCGACAGGCCGTACTGCTCGGCGCGGTACCCGCGAATCTCGTCCAGCGTGCAGTAGCGCGATGCAACAACGTCGACCTCGGCGCTCACGGGCACGCCGGACATCGTCCACTCGACTGTGAGGAGTTCGGGGCACGTCCTGAGCGCGGGTGCCGTTCCCGGTTCCCACGCCTCGGATGTCCCATCGGACAGGAGCGTGACGGTGGCCGCACCCGGCGCGCCCTCAAGCGAGAGCGCGCCAAGCTCTGAGAGAGAGGCCCTCGTGCGAGTGTTGGGTGCGAGCGTCGGCATGGCGGCTACCTCGTGATGCCGGAGTCGGCGAGGTACGCGAACGCCTTGGGGTAGGTGACCTTGAGGCCGTGGCGCCCCTCGGCGCGGATGGTTGCCTCGTTGTAGGCGAACTGGTCACCGACGAGGCCGATGGTGATGGAGTCGGTCTCCTTTGTGAAGACGGTAGCGGCCTGGTTCCAGTAGGTAAGGACGCCGTAGGTGGTCTTCTCGGTGGAGTCTGCGCCGGTGGTCGCGGTGAGGTGCAGGTCCTCGACAACCTTGAGCGCCCAGAGGCTCCCGTTGACCATGACGTTCATGTAGCGGCCCTGCTTGTCCTTCTCAAGGGCGAGGCTCTCGGCCACGTACGGGTGCATCGCGACGTGCGTGGGCTGGTAGCCGGAACCAATGAACACGTCGGTGCCCATGCGGTACACGGAGTCGGCGATGGTGTCACCGGCCTTGGCGGTGTACGCCTGGATGCCCTCGTTCTTGAGCACGCCCTCGATGCCGTTGGGGTCTTTGCCGGTGAGGACCTTGTCAGCGAGGGCCATGCGCAGGCCGAACAGAAGCTCGGTTCCGATGAGCGACTGCAGCTGGCCGTAGTCGCGGAGCTGCGGCTCAAGCACGGGCATGAGGTGGGCGATGGTCTCGATGTAGGCGCTGGTCTGCTTCCAGCCCATGGCCGAGGACGGCTTCTGGCTACCGGGGGTCCAGACGGCGGCTGCGTTCTTGTACTTCGCCTCGTCCTTCTCGAAGTAGGTAAGGATGTCGGCCTGCGTGGTGCCGGTGGGCAGCGAGTCGAGGAACCCGAAGTTGGGCAGGGCGTCGCTGGTCTGGCGGGGCAGGCTGTAGTCAATCTGCTGGACGCCGGGGAGGCCGAAGTTGGTGTAGGCGTCCTTGACGTTGAACGTCAGGGTGTCGTGGAACCCGAGGCCCTTGAACTCGTCGCGCGCGCCCATGAGGCAGTCAACGACGGACTTGGGTGCCTTTGCCTTGGGTTCGGTCGCGGGGGCCGCGAGGGGCACGCCGCCGCCTCGACGTACCTTGTCCTCGTCGGCGAGGACATCGTCCAGCATGTCGTTAAGCGCGCGCTGCTGGCCCTTGTAGTCGTTGATTTGGTCGCGCAGGGCGTCCTTCGCGTCACCCTCGGCGCTGGCGAACTCGGCGCTGGCCTTGGCGATTCGCTCGTCCAGGTCCCTGACCTCGTTCCTGATTTGGATGGAAGACTTCATTGCCGTTCTCCTTAGAGTTTGAGGAACGTACCGTTGATGCACACGACCCTCGGAGCGGCCTCCGCCCCGGCCTTGGTGCCCTGCGCCTTGGCCTTGGGTTCGCTTGGGTCGATGCTCTCGCCGGTGTCCCCCGCGCCCAGGAGCTGCGCCCTGAGCGAGTCAGGTGCGGACTTGAAGCGGTCAATCGCCTCCTTGGTGAGGCGCGCGGCGATTGGTGCCGCGTCGGATATCGAGTCCACGAACCCGAGGTCGAGCGCCTCGGTGGCGTCAAGCCACGTCTCGGCGTCCATCATCTTCTCGACCTCGGACTCGTCCATGCCGGTCTTGCGCACGTACTGCCCCGAGATGGTGGAGCGCACCTTGTCGAGCATGTCTGCGGTCTTGCGCATCTCGTCCGCGTTGCCGTAGCAGCTGGTGTACGGGTTGTGAATCATGAGCAGCGCGGACGGGTTCATCACGACGCTGTCTGCGGTGAGGGCGAAGAAGCTGGCCGCGCTGGCCGCGATGCCCTCGATTGATGTGGTGGTCCTCCCCTTGTACGCACGCACAAGCTCGCTCATGGTGTTGGCGTCGAAGACGTTCCCGCCGACGCTGTTGACGTGGATGGTAACGTCATCCCCATCCGCGTCCCTGAGCTGCTTGGCGAACCCTGCGGCGCTCACGCTCGAATCGTCTCCCCAGAGCGACTCGCCGATGTCACCATACACGTAGATGTCAACCATTTATAATCTCCTCGATGTCGGATGCCATGTCGTACTCGATGCCGTCTACCTCGTACGCTGCGGATAGCGGCGTGAGCACCTTCCTGGCGAACTCGCGGAAGCGCTCGGTGTCACCGGCGCTCTCGTAGCGGTCGCGGATTCTCTGGGCCATGTCTGCGTGAATTACGGCGAGCGCGGTTCCCCTGGCGTCCGGGTCCTCGGCGCCATCGCCGTGCCCGTCATCCCTCTCGCCCTCTCCTGAGCCTCCGGGGTTGCCATCGGCGTGCTCCGCCTTCCCCTGCTGCTGCGGGTCGCTCTGCTGCGCCTTTGACTCATGCTCAACGGCCTCCCCCGTCTCGGGGTCTATCGCGAGGTACGCGGTGGAGCGGAGGTGGTACTGGCCTCCCTCGTACGGGGGCATGTCCTCCTTTGCCAGCACGTCGTTCGGGCAGTAGATGCCCGCGTAGATTGCGATGCGGTAGCCGTCCATGCGCTCCTTGTAGGAGCCGCGCAGGAGGCCGTTCATGTCGAACTGCACGTAGTCGCTACCAAGCCCAGCGGCCCAGAGGATGCTTGAGAACGCCTCCTCAAGCGCCTTGCACTCGGGCACGAGAGTCTTGTTCGCGAAGTTGATTGCGCCCTGCTCGATGTTCGAGTAGGTCGCGTTGGAGAGGTCGAACACCTCCTGCGGGGGAACGGAGAGCGTGCGGCACGTCTGCTGCAGAATCCAGCGCTCCTGCTCTACGAGGCTCATGTCCACCATGGACTGGCCGTTCGTCTTGTATGAGAGGCCCTTGTCGAAGACGCGCACCTTGCCAGCGTTCACGACACCGCCGCCGTCGCTCAGCTGCTGCTTGACCTGGTCAACGTCCTGCTGCTGCAGCTTCTGGTCCGTCTCAAGCCACCCGGCGAACGTCGCGTCACCGTTTATTACGTTCTGGTAGAAGTCCTCAAGGTCGATTGACAGGTTAAGCTCGTTAGCCGCCAGGAGCGCGAGCGAGACCCCGTGCAGGCAGTCGGAGTCGAGAACGGGAGACTTGACCCACACAATCTCGTCCTGCAGGTAGACGCCTGCCTTGGTGAACTTGTCACCCTGGTAGCGGAACACGGCCTTTCCGTTCGCCACCTCAACTGTGGGCTTGCCTGCGAGCGGCCAGATGGCAACCGGCATGCTGTCATCGTCGAACTCGACCCTGAGAAACGCCTCGCCGCGAACGTCCTTGGTCATCATCGTCCAGCGGATGCCCTCGGACGCTGTCATGAACGGGTTCCAGCGCGTGCGCAGGATGGTCGCGAGCCTCTTTGAGAACCTGTGCGTTGTCTCTACCCTAAGCCCGCCCTTGCGCTCGTAGACGTGGACCGGGAGGGACGCAAGCGGCCTTGCCTTCGCGAGCAGGCACGCCCTGAACGCGTTCGAGTAGTAGGCGTTCGCGGCTGGCTCGCGCTCCACGGTATCCGTGGTGCCGTCTGGGTTGGTCATCATGTAGAAGTCCCATGAACCGGGCACGAGCACGTTTGCTATGCGGGCGAACACGCGCCCTACGGAATTGGAGAAACGCCCCATCGGCACACTCCTCGAATCGGAGAAACCACCGATTGGATGGTCACGCCGGTGTCCCCCGCCACCCCATGGCGAGCGGCGGGGGAGCAGGCCCCGTGGCTTGGCGGAGGGGTTACCAAGCCGCCTGAATCATCCGTTCGCGGTCCCCCGTCAGAGGTCGATTGTCCAGACGCTAGGCGTGTCAGCCTCGTTGTTGTCGTAGGCCCACATCGCCATGGCGGCGGCAACGGCGGCGTCGATTCTCTTGGTGCCCTGTCCGTGCCTCCCCTTCTCCGACGCGAGGCGCCTGCCGTACGCCTTTGACTCCGCAGCTACGGCGTTGATGCAGTGCTGCGCGAGGACTGGCGTGCCAGAGAGGGCGGCGGCGTGTGTCTCAACGCTCCTCGCCAGCAGCTCGGAGGCAGGGCACATGATAGCGGGCGTCTGCGAGATGTCGGACACGTCGATGCCGCACTCGCGGTCGAGCCAGTTGGTTAGGAACTGCATCCTGGCCGGGTCGCATCCGCCGAACGGGTTTCCGGGGCATGCGGAGAGCTGCCGTATCACGTCTGCGACCTCCATGAGGTCGTAGGTGCCCATGGGACCGGGCTTCTCCCAGCACCACTCCTCAAGCGCCCACTCATCGCCCTGGCGCTGCGCCGCCACGAGGGCGAGCGTGTCTCCCCTCACGGCACCGTCAAGCGCGAACGTGAACCACCTGCTGCGGTCGATGGTGAGGGACTTCCTCTGGCACGCCTCCACGTCCTCTCGGTGCATGAACGGCTCCGCCTGCTCGTCCATGGGGGTCCTGTTGAGCCAGTAGCGCTCGAACGACTTTGAGCCGAGGGCCTCGTACTGCTCCTCAAGCTCGTCCATGGTCACGCGGCCAGCCTTGACGATGTCGCGCCACGCGCTGCGGTCGGCCACGTCCTGGGAGTCGTTGATTCCCAGCCAGCACACGAACGCGTGCGGGTCCTTCTTGAGCTTCTTGTACAGCTTGAACAGGAACCCGTCACGCGACGCGCCAGCGGTGGTGATTCCGATTGTGAGGGCGTTCCAAATCTTGCCCTGGCCAGAGACGCCTGCCTTCCAGATTGCATCGTCGCGCCACACGTGAATCTCGTCGCATACCAGCACGTTGAAGTGCTTGCCCTGCAGCGCGGCCTCCTTGTACGGGTAGACCCAAATCTGCTGGCCCGTGTCCTTGTTCACTATCGAGTCGCGGTTCACGCGCCACGCACGCGAGAGCTGCGGGTTGTTGCGAATCATGATTGAGATGTAGTCACGGACCTTCTTGGTGTTCTCCTTCGTGTCGGCCACGATGCCGTACTCGCCGTTCGGCACGGGGTTCATTGTTGCCTCGGTGAGGACTATCGAGGCCGCAAGCTCGGACTTGCCATAGGTGCGGTGGACGCCGATGAGGGCGCGGCGGTACTTCCTCTTGAACCTGCCGCTCCGCCTGTCCCACGTGCCCGTGGCGAACAGCGGGTCCCAGATGTTCCTCTTCTTCCACGGGTCTATGCGAATCGGCGTGCCAGCGTACTCGTCGTTGCCAGCGTGGGTGAGGAACGCCTCGCAGAATATCTGCCGCGCCCTCGCCTCGCGCAGGCCGTACTTGGAGTAGCGGCGTATCGGCGTCCTATACACCGTTCTTCTCCATCGCACGCAGGATGGTCTCCTGGATTGACAGGTTCACCGCGTTGGCGCTCGCCTGGGTGAGGCCGAGGCGCGCCCTCGCCACGGGGGTGAGGCCGAGGTCGTTTGCCAGCTTGAGCGTGTCGTTGGACACCTCGCGCATCTTCTTGAAGTAAGGGTTGTCCACCATGTGGACGTTGCCGCACTCGTCCTTCGCCTTGAGCAGCGGGGAGGGGTTGCCGTCCTCGTCAATCATGTTGGCGCGGCACTCCTCGGCGAGCGCGAGGTCGAACACGAGCTGCTCCAAGAGCGGCGCGTCCTCCGGCCTGAACGCCATGCCTGTGCCTAGGGTCTCGTCCCATATGCGGCTGAGCCTCGGCACGGAGGCAACGGAGACGGGCTTATCCAAGTGCCCAGCGCCTTCGAGGACCGTGGCGGTCACGTCGACGTGGTCTCGCTCCCTGCGCTGTGCGAGCGCGTTCTGCTTCCTCCCCCTGCTCATAGGCCAATCTCCTCAAGCGTCGACTGAAACCCGCGCGCGATGTGGCCGCACGCCTCACGCGTGCCCTCCGGGCCTTTCTGCGACGCGGCGTCGAAGAACGACACCATTCCATGCGCGCTCGCGACCTCTCTTGCTATCGAAGCCTCCGAGAACGTCTTCCTGTTGGCCTGCACCGCGTAGTTGGCCGCAACCGCGACCCCAAATCCGCCATCCTCGGGGCGTTGCACGCCAGCTGGACGCCCGCAGTCCGGCCTCCCGTCCCTGGCACGCTTTGCGTACACGCGGCACTTGGCAGAGCAATACTTTGCGGTTGAGTTCTTGGCGAAGAACGTCTTTCCGCAGTATTTGCAGGTGAACTGACGCATTTTCTGACCTTCCACGTCCTTTTTTGGGATTTTCAGGCCCGCGTCCCCCGTAACCGGGTATCTGTTACGCCCGGTTCGCCAATTTCGGTCGCGTGTAAAAATGAGGGTGGCCGCTGGGTAGGGCCGTTTTGTGTTTCGTGATTTAACCCCCTCCCCACTGCCCTATCTACCTGCTGTTTTGTTGATAGCGCTGTTCTGTTCTCTCTGTTGCATAGCTCCGCTGTTTTCGCTGTTATCGCAGGTTGTGCAGGGTGTGGCCGCACTATATCACGCTGTTATGTTGATAGGCACAAATAGGGCCGCGTCCCAGGAGCAGAGCGCGGCCTTTGTCGCTAGTAATGCTTTGTGTGCTTAGTCCTCGGGCTTGCCCTCGGTCTCTCGCTGCGTGCCGTCAAGCGTAATCGTCTCGCCATGGCCCACTAGCTGCAAGGCATAGCCGCATGCCTTGGCTATCGTCGCTAGTACATCCGTGCCAGGTGCCCTACCACCTGATAGGGTCGTGGCTATGTATCGGTCATTGTGTCCCAGCTCCTTAGATATAAGGCGCTGGCTCTTGCCGCTCTTGTCCACGATGTGCCGCAGTGCCTCCCTGCTATCCATCATTCCTCCTTTTATGCCGTCTACCTGCGTATTTAGTGTAACACACGTTCAGGTGTGACACTCAATTGTGTACAGATTGTGAAGATGATTTAGTCGCTAGCTATACACACAAACGTGTGTCATAGTACATGCCAACAAGCGACACACAAACAAGTGTCACCAAGCACCACCCGAGGTCCCGGGGGCACTACATAGGACACCACGAAGGCCCAAAGAAGCAATCCAGATGAGGGCTGGCCGGTACGAACCCCGGACGTGGAGAGGCAAGGCAAGGGATACCCACCGACTGGCGCACTTGAGAGAGCGCGTCAATCGGTAGGCATCAGCCTACGAGGAACGCAACGAGAGGAGAGCACCATGAAGGAGACTACCTACACCATCGACGGCCAGCAGATCGCATTCATGGCCCCAGTCATCAAGAAGGATTTCTATTTCCCCGAGGACGCACGGACCACCGAGGAGTGGCACGCGGTGCAGAACCACGTGGACGAGTGCAGCAAGTCGGTGGAGTACTTCAAGGCAGAGAACATGAAGCCCTGCAACTGCAAGGCGGCGCGCCTGCTCGACGTGCTGCAGGATTCCCGCTACGAGCTGTACACCGTGGACGGCAGGGACTTCGTAGACGTCGAGCGCAAGTACGACGGCCCCAGCTTCGCAGGAGCGGCCCCGCTTACGGATGAAGGCAGGGAGGCGCTGCGCGAGGCGTGCGAGGTTGAGCTGAGGAAGTTCGAGGCGCGGCTCGACAAGTACGTGAAGCGCTACGGACTCAGCAGGTGCACGTACCAGTCGTTCTGGGCGAACGCCTAAATCTAGCGACAACCCAGGCAAGACCCCCAGGCGGGACGGACGGAGTAAGAGGCCAGTTCCGCCCCGCCTGTGGTTCCAAGTATAGGCAAGTACGAGAGAGAGGCACGACATGTGCACCATCAGGCCATTCACCGAGCCTGCCGCTAAGGGCGGCAAGAAGTACTTCCGCTACCGCAAGGTGGTTTTCCAGGACGGCACCCAGGGCCGCGCGTTGGAGACCCGCTACACCTGGGCGAGCGCGAGAAGGCCATGCGAGGGTCCGAGGGGCGGCAGGGCCTACCAGACGTTCTACCGCACGGCCTACTGGGCGGGAGGGCGCTTCTGGCGCATGGCGAACGTGCCAACCGAGAGCGGCTGGAAGAACCGCCTGCTGCCCATAGACGGCCCCGTGTGGGACGCCTACCCGCTGCAGAGCGCGGCGGAGGGCGTGCCAGTCGTTCGCGTCTCCTGCGAGGGCGGGAGGCCGGTTGCCGTCTCCGGGGATGTCACGTGGTTCGATGGCTGCGGGTCCACCTTCGAGGCCGCGATGTCCGGGTGGCTCAGGCTCGACCGCCAGCCGAGGGCGAGGAGGGCCGCGTGATGTACTTCGTTACCGAGATTCTCCCGCTTTGGGTCATGGGCGCTGCGCTCCTGGCGTGGGCGCTGCGTCACCTTGCATAGGCAGTTTCAGTTTATCGGATATTTTGGAGGTTTCATCATGAGTGGTTTCAAGGGGCTTGCAATCGAGATTTGCGACGCGATGGAGCGCACGACCGGCGATGACTTCGACGCCATGCTCGACTGGCTGGAAGACTACGAGGGCAGCATGGCCGAGGGCGTGTGCATCCTCATCGAGGGTGACTCGGACGTGCAGGAGGGCCACATGGTGCCCATGTACCAGGTGGGCGGGGACCTCAACCCGGCCTTCCGCAGGCGCCTCTACCGCCTTCTCTGCGAGATGACGCGCGGCGCCGACTGGCCGTGGTGCAAGGCGGAGGCATGGGCCTGCAAGGCCAACCCGCAGTCGGTCATGCAGGCCATCCTCAAGGCGTACGCTCACGGGTGCGAGTAGCGGGTACAATCTGGGCAAACGACGGCCTGGGCAACGGCTTCTGCCGCCCCAGGCCACACGGAACGGAGGCAACCATGGCGAGCAGGAGCATGAGGGCGAGCTACCAGCAGGCCAAGCCGAAGAAGGGCAGCATGCCGCTCTTCGGGAACCGCGACACCACGTGGGACGCATTCACGGACGGCCACGAGCTTCTGGCCATCACGGACCCGTACGAGTTCCCGGTGTTCTACCACATAGGGCAGCGCGATGACGGGTCATGGCACGTGCTCTCCGTCGAGGAGCACGACTACCCGCTGGAACCATGGGAGGACCAGTCGGAGCTTGAGCGCCAGCTGGCCAGGGTGCGCGGGCTGAGGCAGCTCCACGGTGATGACGAGGGTTGGCGCGAGGCGTTCCGGGCGATGGACCTCTACGTGCACTTCGAGTCACCGGACGCCAAAGCCAAAAACGAGGAGCGCGGCAGGCAGATTCACGAGGAGGTCATCCGCGAGCTTGCCGAGGCGAGGGGCGTCAGGCCCAGCAAGCAGGCGGCGCAGCCGCACGAGCGCCAGGCGAGGAGGCGCGGCCCGTTCGGCGGGCTGTTCCTCACGTTCGGCGGTGACAGGTAGGGAAACGCAAGCAGCCCCGTGGTCAAGTCGGCCACGGGGCGCTTTTTTGTGCCGAGATTCGCGCCCACCAGACCAACCGGAAACGCCCGTCTGTGACGCTGTGGTCCTTGTTTCCGACGCTCGAACGTGGTTGGTGGATAACTAGTCCACTTTGGCGATTGCGCGCCTGAGAATCGGTCTCGGATAGGCTAGGAACGAAACGAGCTGCTTGATGTGTGAATCTGTGACGAATGGGAGGCCACGCCACCAAGCCTCATTGCCTCGTCCCCTCCACTTGGCGCGAGTGAACGCAAGGACTTCCTTTGGCCGCAGTGGTCCGCGAATGGGAGGCCCGCCTTTCGGGTTTTCAACATTCGCGCGAGTTTTCAACAATGCCAAAAAGTTTTCAACATTCGCGTTTTGGGTTTCCCCCCACACCCCTCTTCCACGGTAACGGTTGCTTCAACGTGTACCTATCTTCAAGGGATTAGTTTCTGTTTATGTATCTGTTTCAGTATTACTTGATAGGGCGTTGCTAGAGCGACGCTAAAGCGATGCTATGGCGTTGCTAAAGCGTTGCTAGAACGCGCAGGTAGGCTAGGCAGTTCTCCTCCTGTTCCTCTCCGCCTTCGCGTTCCCGCCCTTCTTCCCGTTCACCCTGCGCCTCCCGAAGTAGAGCGCGTTCTTGGTCATACGCTCCGAGGCTATGCGGCCCTCGGCGAGGACGTCTGCCGGGACCAGTCCGAAGTCCGCGAGCGCGTCCAGGAGCGCCGACAGCTCGTCATCGTCGCACCGAAGCTCGTCGCAGAGTAGCATGCGGTCCTCCTCGGTGGCGCAGGGCACCGCGTGGCCGGGGGTCGAGGCCATCATCTCGCAGAGGCGCCACCACCTGCCGTATCCCTCGTAGCCGAGCCGCAGGATGAGGCGCCTGCACTTCACGTCCGTGGCGCTGTCGGCATCGTGGGGAAAGTAGAGCATCGGCGCCATGGATGCGTCCTGCACCTCCGGGGAGTCCAGCGGGTCCAAACAACTCACCTCCTTCGAATGAAATTGGATAAAATGTCGGTCGCTATGCGTCGTGCATCTGCGATTCTGCGAGTGCGCATGCAAGGGAACAGTCTGGTACGACTGGGTTGTTCACCCCGCGCCCAGGTTCAAGCTCGTCGAGGAAGACCCCCTTGATGCAGCTGTGTCCAACCTCGCGCTCGTCCTTCGCCCTTTGCGCGAACACTTCAGGGAAGTCCTCGCGAATCTTGTTCCAATAGCCCATGCCGCCCTTTACGCACCCGATGCAGTTGTTGTTCGTGTATCCGAGGTCGTACATGGCTGGGCGTCGTATGCCGAGGTCATCGCACATGGCGTGACAATCTGACTTGGTAAGCCCGCGCTCGATAAGCGGAAACTCGTGGTCGAACTCCGGCATCGACGCAATGGTCCTCTCGGCACGCGCCCGTTCCTCAACGTCGTACCCCCACACGTACGTGTGGCGTCCCCAGTGCTCCTTCTCCCACTCCTGCCTCACCCACTTCTTGAGGCGGAGAGTGCATGCGGCGCCACTAGGGCCGTTGATGTATCTGACGTGCGTCAACACGTCGTGAACGTCGCTGAACTCATTCGAGCGCAACACCTTAATTTTCCCCAGAACCCGGCTTGCGTCCCTGACGAAACGCAACGTGTCTGGATGCTGGTCGGCGACGTGAATGTAGATGCACTCGTCTGGGTCCGAGAGCATCGCGGCAACAAGAGAAGAGCAGCCCGCACTGAACCACGCGACTTTCATCTCTTCGCCCCTCCCGTCGAGCACAGGTGGCCCACGACGCGCATGACTGACTCAAGCACGTGCTGCTCTGTGTGGGAGGTGTACCTAGAGACAATCTCAGCGATGTTCCTGGCGTACACCACCAGCGCCCTGCCGTCGCTCAGGCTGTCAATCTCCTTCGGTGGCCTAATCGTCCTCATCGTCGCTCCACTCATTCACGAATGCGCCGCAGTACGTGGCGTCGTGGAAGAAGCTCGTCTCTCTCCCGGTGCAGACGCATATCGGCGTGCCAGCGAAGCACTGCAGGTTGTCGCAGTCACCGCAGGAGCGTCCGCGAGGCTCTTCATCGTCGCTCATGCGTGCCTCCTCTCCGCAAGCGTGCACCAGGCATCAGGCTCAATGCTTGACGCATATCCACGGAAGTACTCATGAAGGTGGCAGAGCATGTACTCGCGCTCTCCGTTCCTGTAAGGACCCGTGGAGTACACGCAATGGCGGCATCTGACCGGCCTCCATGGCTTCCAGGCAGTGCTGGCATTCTCGTCATCAGTCATCCGAATCACCCAGCTCGTCAATGAGGCGCGTTACCGCCTTCTCGAACGTCTTGACTCCCCCACGGAACCCGATGAACCCGCCAAGCAGGAACACCAGGACGTACGAGAGCGCGAAGCTGACGCCGTCCGCGATTGCCTTGTAGTCCATGGCTATCCCCTTCTCTCGCCCCAGGCGCAGTAGCCGTCCGGGTCAGTTAGCCCGTCAGGGTTTGCCCTGTCCACGAGGCGCACGCAGCCAACCTGCTCGACTGCCCTGCCATAGACACAGTCCCTGCAACGGACAATCTTGCCCGTGGTCTTTGCGTCCAGGATGCCGTCCGTCGTGTCCACGATGTACTCAGCCATCAGCCTCGCCCCTCTCGACCACGCGGGCTCCGCAGTTGGGGCAGTAATTGGGCTTGTTGCATGTGCTGAAATGCTCTCCGCAAGCGCAGCAAACGTAAGCGAAGTCGCTCGTCCAGCGGTTATCGTCCTTTACCTCGCACGTCGGGTCTATGAGGTCAGCGAGGCGCTCGAACACATCGCACCAGCTGCGCATGTGGTCGATGCCCAGCGCGTCATCCAGGGTGAGTGACGCAAGCTCGAGCGGTGCGTCAATCGCATCTAGAGCACGTCCATCATTGCGCAGCCTCGCCGCCACCTCGCGCCGCTCGTCGCTATTTGACATGCTCTATTCTCCCTCCACAACCCGGGCAGTATTTAGGCTCGCCGCACGTGCTGAAATGCTCCCCACACGCCATGCACCTGTAGTTGAAGTCGCTCGCGAACGGATTGTCATATGCCGCTTCGCACGTCGGGTCTATGAGGTCCGCGAGGTCGCGCACGCTCTCGCACACGAAGACGTCCCCGAAGTAGTCGTCGTCGTACCTGAGCCCCAGAGCCCTGTCGACGACGCAGCAGCTGATGCCCTCTCCGCAGGCAGACGCCCTCCTCAGCCTCGCCGCCACCTCGCGGCGCTCGTCGCTAGTCGGTGCCATCAGACGCCTCCTTGCTCGCCAGCCTGCGGATACGGTCGGCAAAGTCAAGCAACGCAGAGAACGACTCTTTGTCCGTCATGCGGAAGTTCTCGGACATGTCTTCCAGCTCCTGCGAGATGCGCTCCAAGCTGTCGGTGCGCTCGTGGGTCAGCCATTCAGGCTTTAATTGGCGCCACTCGTTCGTGTCGTTCGTCACGCGGATGACGTATCGGCTGTATCGGCTGGTCCACGTTATTTCGCCGATGGTGACGCCGCGCACGCACCACGCCTTGCCGTCCTCGCCGTACACCGTCTCCCCCACGCGGATTGGCTTGCCGTCCTTGCCGCGCGGCAGCTCGGCCATTTCCGCGTCTATGCGGCATGCGAGTCCTCGCAGAAATTGCGGGCTGAAACGCTGGGCAACACCTGGGTTCCTTTCCATGTCATCTGCAGATAGCCTCAGCATGTCTACGATTTCGCTCATCTCTTCCTCCTCCGCTCGTCCGCCACCAGCTGCGGCAGCACGAGCCTCATCATCTGCGGCGTGCAGCCAGCGGCCTCGGCGCACGCCTCCAACGCCCTGTTCGCGGGAACCCCTTGCGCCACGCACCAGTGCGCGACCATGGTCACCGCCTTCCTGCGTGAGTCGTTCCGTGGGGGCTTGTAGCGCCTCGCGCTCACGCGGCGCACCCTCTCGAAGTTGGCGCGCGATGACACCTGCCTGGGCGAGTGCCCGCAGAGCGGTGCGCACGCGTTGCCGATGAGCGGGTAGAGGTCGCGCATGGCCTCAAGCTCGTCCGGGAACCAGTCACCGCTCGTTCCGTACGATGCGGCAGTGAGGCCCATTCGCCTGGCCTTGGCCCACAGCGCGGTCTCTGAGACCCCAAGCTCCGCAGCAAGCTCGCTCGTGGGCTTGACCCCGTACCAGTGGCGCAGGTGCCCCTCGGCAAACGTGGTCCAGGTCTTTCTGCCCATGCCTAGCGCCCCGTGGACCCGAAGCCACCATCGCCACGAGCCGACCCTGCGGCGTCGAAGTACTCGTCCTCTCGCCACTCCCACTCGGCCCGCTTGCACTTGACGAGCAGCAGCTGGGCCACGCGGTCACCTGGCGCGACTGTGTATGGCTTGTCACCGAGGTTCACGAGCCTCGCCATGACCTCGCCGGTGTATCCGGGGTCGATGACTCCCGGCGAGTTGAGAAGCGTGATGCCGTGCTTGAAGGCAAGCCCAGAGCGCGGCACGACCAGCGCCACGTGGCCCTCTGGGACCATAATGCGCACCCCCAGCGGGATGGTCTCGGAGCGCGATGGGTTGATGACCCTCGGCATGTTGATTGACGCGGTGAGGTCGTAGGCGGCATCCTCATCGTGCGCCTTGCGAGGCTCGCGACCGGTGTACGTGACTCTCATTTGCTCCTCCTTGATAGCGGTGGCCGCACCCATGACGGGCACGGCCACCTTCGAATCGGTGTGTTTGCGCAGGTCAGATGCTTTTTTCTTCCTGCCTTCTCCTCCGTGCATCCATTTCCCTGTGACATGGCGTGCACAGCCAGATGACATCGAGTGGCTTTGAGTAATCGTTGTGGTGCGCCTCTATCCGATGTTCGGAATTGCTGCACCCACACCCAGAGCAATGGTCTGACCGTTTCAACGCGCCAGCGTTGATTGCGGCCTCGACACACTTCCTTGCGTTGACCTTTGTTGGGTGTTTGGCGTTTGTCGCAAGCCTCGTTTTGAGCACGGTTTCTGGGTTCTCTGCCTTGTACTTGCGAACAGCTGCCTTAATCTCAGCCCTCTTCCTTAAGTACCTCTCGTGGTTGTACCTTGAGAAGCACTCTCTGCATGTGTCCTGCCTCTCACCCTCTGCCCTGTTGCTCCAATTGAATGAAGTAACCGGAAGTTTTCGGCCACACTTACTGCACGTCTTGTACTCCATAAGTGTGGCCCCAATCAAAAGGGATATCTTCGTCGTACAGCGCCTGCTGCGGTGCCGCTGGCTGCGGCACCGACGCGACCGGCTGTTGCGTGTACTGCGGCGCCGTTTGCGTCGGCTGGGCTGGCTGCTGCTCGTTGCGTGACTTGCTCTGGAACTCGACGTTGGTGACGGACACCTCGGTTCGTGAGTGCTTGTTGCCCTTCTCGTCCTCCCAGGACGTCTGCCGCAGCTCGCCAGCCACCACGACGTGCGTGCCGCGCGTGAGCCACTGCACCAGGGCCTCCGCGCGCGGGCCGAACATCACGCAGTCTATGAAGCTGGCGCGGTCGACCCACTCGCCGTCCTTGTTCTTGTGGCGCGAGTTCACGGCAACCGAAAAGTTGAGCACGGCAGAGCCGGATGTCGTGTGCCTAAGCTCCGAGTCGCGGGTGATATTGCCCGATATGGCAACGACGTTGATGCTACTTGCCATCGCCAACCGCCTCCAAGAGCGCCCTGCGCTGCCTCACGCCGAGTCCCCTTACGCGGCGGCTGCGGGCGATTCCGAGCTTTGCCATCAGACTCTCCGAGCGTGAGCGCCCGTAGCCTGGGAGCGCCCTTATGAGTGCATCGACGCGGATGCGCTCCGCCCTCGGGTCATCGAGCACCTCGGCGAGCGTCACCTTGCCGTCCTTGAGCGCGTGCAGCAAGCCCGCCTTCTCGCGCCTTGCCTCTGCTGCCCTCCGCAGGTTCTCCCTGCGCTGCTCGTCCGTGAGTTCCGGGATTGCCATCGCTAGTCCTCCTCAAGTCCAAGTGCCTCGTTGAACTCCACGTGCGCCGTCTCAGGTGCCCCCTCCTGCGCTGCCTCCGGCTCAGGCTCGATGACCTCGCCGGTCTCGGCGTCCACGTTCTCTGGGATTGAGACCACGGGGTTGAGCACCGCGCCGTAGTCCGGCGTCGTGCCGTCAGAGCCTGCGGCCTGCTGAAGTTCGGTGCTCATCGGCAGGTAGCGCGAGGCGCGGCGGATGACGGTCTTGCGCGCCATCATCTCGTAGTCGGTCACCCACGGGCCGTTCGGTGACGCCTTGGAGCGCCTGCGCACGTCATCCACCTCGCGCTTGCTCATCTGCTCGAACACGAACCCGCCGTCGTTGAGGTGAGCGGTGCAGAAGACGAACCTGAGCTTCGAGTCCTCGTGCTTGGCGTCGGGGTTCGACTTGAAGCGGAAGTGCTGGCCGGTCTCGTCCTCCCACGTGTCGTACTCGTCACCCTCGTAGACGGCCTGGGCGTGGATGCTCTTGAGCTGGCCGGAGCGCCGCGCAAGCTCGATGTAGCCACGGTATCCCATGATGAACTGGGCCTGCATGACGTGGGTCTTGTTGTTGCGGTACGGCAGGATGTAGCACATCCCCAGGCCGTCCACGTTCGACGGCTCAAGCCCAATCTGCGAGCACTTCATGACGCACGAGAGCACGCTAGCCGGTGTGCACTCCGCGAGCTTCGGCGTCTGGTTTATCGCGCTGATGCAAATCTGCGTCAGGCGCTCGGGGGTGAGGCTCTTCGGTATGACTGCCCTCATGGCCTTCTGCACGTCCGGCCTCGTGACGTATGCAGCGAGGATTTCGTTCGGCTTTGCCTGCTGAATCTGGGTCCCCTGCGCCGCCTGTGCGAGCTGTCCCATGTCTAAATCTCCTTCACCTTGAACTGCTGGTAGGTTCCCGTTGTCTGGTACTGGTCATATAGCTCGGCGTTCTCCGCGCGGAACCGCTTTGAGTCGAAGCGCCTGCGCTCGCCCCTGGTCCACGTGACCCTGGCCGTGTCGGTCTCGATGCCCTTGGCCCCGCCGATGATTGCGCAGAGCTTGGCCTGGGCGTCCTCGGCCTGGGCCTTGGACACTCGCTCGCGCTCCCTGGCCTGCTGGTACGCGGCGATGAGGCGGTCCGCCTCCTCCATGTCAGCCGGGGTCGCAAGCTCGTCCGCGTCCTGCGGGATGAGGCCAGCGAGCGTCGGGGCGTCTGCGCCAACGACCTGCGGCATCACGTCCCTCACCACGTAGTTCTCCCAGAAGTCGGTCGCGGCCTCGGTCACCGCCCTGATGTCATCCTCGTCGCGCTCGACGTGGTACTCTGCGTATTCGCACGAGTCGCGGAAGAACACGGCAACGTCCGCGTAGCTTCTGTGCGTCACGAGAAGATAGAAGTTGACTTGGCAGAGATACGTAACCGGTATCCCAAGCTCCCAGTCACTCTTGCTTCTCGCTGTCTTGATTTCAAGGACTCCCCAACCGGCGTCGGACTTCTGCTCGTAATCGAGACTGGCTTGCATCCACGGGTGCTCGATGCTCTGGCAAATGGCGTTAACCCTCCGAACGATTCTGTCTGGATGCTGCGACTTGAACCATTCACCCACCATCGGCTCCATAACGTTGCCGAACGCGACGTATGGCTTGCTGGAAATGTCCTCCGGCTCACTCCTGCCGGTCTTCTCTAGCCACACGTCAAGCGGTGTCTTCCATGGCGAGAGTCCCATAACCGCGCCTACGTCTGAACCACCGATGCCGTGCTTCCTTTGCTCAAGCCACTCTTCGTTGCTCTTGCACCTGACGAGGTTGAAGTACCTTCCCTCTCCGTACACTTTGCTCTCCTGTTCCGGCACTGCACCTTCATGTCAACGAATCGGCAGTTCGACGGCTCGTAGTTGCCGTTAACGTCTATTCGGTCGATAGTGCATTTGCCCCTTGGTGCGTTCGGGTCGTAACCATGCGAGTAGGCCCACTCGCAGAATGCCTCGAAGCTGCTGCTCCATTCGTCGCACACGGAGATGCCGCGGCCACCGTAGTTCTCGTACTCGTGAGCGTTGGGGTTTCCGCACCTCTGCTTCATGCTCGACCACACCGTGTACAGCCTGTCTTTCGACATGCCGTGGGTCTTGTTCGCGGCAACGGATGCGGCTGTCCTTCGCTCAATGCCATAGCAACCGCAACTCCGCGTGTGTCCATGGATGAGGCAGGTGCTCGAAATCTCGCACGTGCTTCCGCAATCGCATCTGCACAGCCAGACAGCTGAGTGTGACTTCGAGGTTCCGCTTCGCTTGATTACCGTAAGTCTCCCGAAGCGCCTGCCAGCCAAGTCTTTGGTTAGCAGCTTTGACATAACGTCTCTTCTAAGGCAACCGCAGCTCTTGACGTGTCTTGTACAAAGCGATTCCGTGCTCTTGAAGACAATGCTTCCGCAATCGCACGCGCACTTCCACATGCGCGCCCCGTTCTTGCTGCCAGCAGGCTCAACGACCAACAGCCTTCCAAATCTCTTGCTGGTTAGGTCACGCGGGGCACCCATCAGAATCCCCTCCCATCAGCGAGCAGACGGTCTCAAGGTCCGTCTCCACCCAGCGCGAGAGCGCAGAGTCGTGTGCCCCGTGCAGCCATGCGACGCCGGATATTGCGAGGAGAGATGCCGTTGTCATCCTCACCCGCGTACGCCCGAGCGACTTCTGGCCGACGTTCGGCGTCTTTATCGCGAGGAGCGCGAAGTCCGCGCCCGCGTTCTCCTGCTCGTCCTCCGTCTGGCGCTGCCACTCCGCGACGAGCGATGGAGTGACGGTGGCGTGCGCCTTGGCCTCGACGATGCCCTCGGCGTTGCCGTGGCAGACAAGGCCGTAGATGTCACCCATGTCCTTGCTGCCGTGCAGGGCGCGGCGCTCTATGCGCTCGTCCCCGAGGCGCTCGCGCAGCCAATGTACGAGCGCCGTCTCGAAGGCGGTTCCTCTCTTTTTCGACCTGTTCACGCGACCACCCCCTGGGAGCGAAGCCAGCCCCTCCACTTGCTCAGCGCGTCGGAGTCCGACTGTGCCTTGCCGACGTACCAGCGCCCGTGCGGTGGGGGCGCGATGTCGAACACCTCCATGTCGCGGCCTATGACGCAGCGGTGGCCGTGGGACTCGCCAATGGTCCTCTCGGTCCTGCCCGCTGGCCTGCGCGGCGTGGCGTCGCGCGACGTTCCGAACCTGTCTACCTCGCCTGGGCCTCCCGCGACGTGGCCGTAATAGCTCGCGTCGCGCTCCATGTAGCCCCCGAGGCGCGATATCCCGCTCATCTCTGGCTCTCCTCCATCCACCGGTCCATCTCGTCGACCGATATCCGATAGCCCCTGGCCGTGCCGTTCGGCATCACGAAGCGCAGCCTCCCGGCCTCGTGCTCGTTGCGCAGCGTCCTCTCGTCGATGCCCGAGTAGCGCGCGGTCTCTGCAACCGTGTACGCCCTCGCGGGAGGCAACCCGGCCTCGACGGCGAAGCTCAGCGACCTGCTGCCGCATGGAAGGGGAGCCTCGCTCAGACGCCTGCGAAGCTCCCTGCCAAGCTCGTCTACCTGCCTCAGATACACGTCAATCGGGTCAGCTGCCATTCCTCCTCCTCTCGGCGTCTATGCGGTTGTGGCACCTGGTGCAGAGCAGCACCAGGTTCTCCGGGGAGTTGGTCCCGCCCTCGGAGAGCGCCCTCACGTGGTGCACCCCGCCTCCCCGCGTGTGCCACTGCCTTCCCATGCGCACGGCCACCACGCGCCCGCACGCCGCGCAGCGGCCCTGCTGCCTCTCGATTACCTCCTGGCGGGCGCGCCGGTACTCGGCGCTGGAATACTCCGCGCGCCAGGGGTTCTCGTCGGCCCTGCGGCCCTCCTGCTCGCGGCTGCGCGTGCCGTGCCTCCTGCTTGCTCCCCCGCAGCGCGGGCAAGGCTGGCCGATTGGGACCGGCTTCCCGCAGTGCGGACACATCCTTGTCCTCATCTGCCGCTCCTCTGCGCGCGCTTCTTCGCCGCCTGGTAGTCGCGCTCAGCCTGTCTGATGCTGGCCTCCTCCTCGCGGAGGCTCGTGAGCTTCCTGGTCCAGCAGGTGGGGCACATCCCGTGGCGCGCTGCGGCGGTGTGCGGGCGAATCTCGTGTACACCGCACACCGGGCACACGTCACCGGGCGAGACCCTGAGCGAGACGTGCATCTTGGAGGCCATCACGCGCACCGCCCTCGGCGAGCGCCCCAGAATCTCGGCTATGGCGTCGGCGCCCTCGTTGCGGTTGCGTGAGAGCGTCCTCTTCTCAGAGTTCGACCACGGCTTGTTCTCGTTCGGGTAGGCCGTCTGAGCTGCGCGTGAAACAAACCTGTTTCCGCCGTTTCTGTCCTTCACGTAACCTCCATAACCTAGACGATTACGGTACCGTGCTCGATGTAGGCCGCGAGCAGCACGAGCGCGGCCATGACGGCCACGCAGAGCGGCCACACGCGGTCTGCGATGAATAACTGGTTGTATGGGCCGTAGCAGAGAATGTCGTGCTCCACGGCCCAGTCGATTGCCCTATCCAGCATCCGGGAGCCTCCTCTTGATGCAGTAGCGGTCAACGAAGTACCTCTGGCCCTTGCCGGTCACCTTTGGCGTGCGGTTGATGGTCACGTGGCCGTCGCTGTGCGTTATGGCCGTCTCCTTGATACGGAAGAGGCCGAGGTCCATTGCCATCTGCGTCGGAACGTTGCGGTTGCTGCCGGACTTGCCGAGGTACCCGTCGTTGCGCAGCAGCTCGAACATGCGGTTCTGGCCGATGTCGAGGCCGTTCTGGCGCATCATCTTCGCCAGCTCGCCCACGAGGCACGTGCCGTCAGACGCGGCAACCGCGTCAGCGAACAGCGCCTTCGGCTCAAGCTCGGCGATGCGCGCGTCCCTCTCCCGCAGCGTGGCGTCCGCGAGCTTGAGGGCGCGTGCCAGCAGCTGCTCCGGGGTCTCGTCTGGCCGTGCGACCATGTAGCCGCCACGCTTGCGGATGGACGGGAGCACGTCGTGGGTCACCCAGCGCTTGTAGCGGTTAACCAGCTTGCACTTGGCATCAATCGCTTCTTGCGGGACTCCTCGTGCTTTTGATGGCTGGATGATGAACAGGAAGTGGTACAGACCAGCCTCGGTTAGGTAGGTCATCGTCTGCTTCCCACCGGGGGTGTCGATTTGCGTACCCCCCTTTTCGTCATCATCGAGCTGTTGCAAAACTCTGTTCCTGTTAGTGACCCCAAAGAAGTCGCATATGTCTTTAACAAGGAACAGTGGTTCACCGGACTCGCTCTTAACGACCCGGATGGTACCGAACTCCGGGTTGTCGAACACTTGGGGTAGAATCTCTTCTGACACTTTGGCTCCTTCCATGTGTCGCGCCCGTCCCTGCGCTATCAGGTGACGGGCTTTCCTTTTTGCTTCCTTCCGTGCCATCCGCGCATGCGGCGCGGGCCAGGGCGGCGGCGCTGAGAATTTTGGGCAGCGCCTCGTGCCGTCCTTGAGACGCCCATCGGTGGGACGGAGTAGGCCCACAGGGCGAATCCGCGTCGCACGCGCGGGTGGCACGGGTAGTTCTTGGTGCTGGTAATCGGCCATGCAGGTCGGGCGCACATTCCGACAGTGCTAACCGGCTTGCGGGAGGAGCTTTGCGGAATTGCTGGCGTGACTCCGCGCTCTGCCATGCAGTCGGTGCGGGAGTCGAACCCGCGTCTCTTGGAAATGGGGTTTCACCAGCGCCCCCATCCTGCGTCTATCGTGTAGGCCACGCCCGACATGCGTGACCGATTACCATTTCGCCGGTCTGGACTTCTTGGCCAGTTGCCGACTCCGCACCGCTCCTCGGACGCCCGTGGACGCATCCACAACCCGTGTTCGCAGGTCATCGCGCTCTCTAGGCTCGCTGCTAGGGCACGTCTCCGTGCGGTGCTTTCGGTTGTCAGGGTGCGGGTGGTGCTGTAGTGCAGCCAGGTAAGCGGCAACCAGACAAACCTCAATAGGTTTGTTTAGTTGCCCTCAACAGGCAAAAAAACATCATCGATGTCGCAGTGCAGGAACTCGCAGACAGCCTTTGCCTGACTGATAGTCATGCGCTCCTGGTTGTTCTCGTACTTGCTGTACGTCTGCCTTGAGATGCCAAGATGCTCGGCAACTGCCTTTTGGAGAACCCCGCGCTGCTTCCTGACTTCCTTGAGAGTCTGCATACACCCCTCCTCTCCCCGTTGCTGATGCGATGATAGTTAAACAAACATTCCGTAGTCAATATCGATTCACTAAAATGTTCTAAAAAGTTGTCCAACGTCGGTTTGGAGTGGTGAGAATGTCTGTCGGAACAAACATACGTTCACTCCGCAAACAGAACCACCTCACGCAGGAGGAGCTTGCCGACAAGATAGGCGTCTCTCGCTCGACGGTCACTCAGTGGGAGAACGGCTGGTCGAACCCACGTATGGGAATGGTTCAGAAGCTCGCAGCCACGTTCGGCGTGCCAACGACTGCGATAGTCACCGACAAGATGGTAGACGGACTTCCCGATGGCGCGATAATCCCAGAACCGTCCAAGCCAGCCTACGCACCGTTGCTTGGGCGCGTGCACGCGGGAGACGCGCAGGAGCCAGACATCCTCGAAGAGCGCGTGTCTCTGCCAGCTGAGGTATTCGAGCACCACCCGAACGCCTACTTCCTAGAGGTAGAGGGCGACTGCATGAGCAACGTCTACCCAGCAGGCTGCTTCATCCTCATAGACCCTGACGTTGCACCACAGAACGGCTCAATCGCAGTCGTGTCGATAGACGGTGCTGATTACGTCATGCGCAGGCTGTACAGGGGAGCGACAACGGTTGTCCTCTCGCCAGACTCCGCGCGGGACGGCTACGAGGACATCGTGATAACCGGCAATGACCACACCATCGAATACCACGGAACCGTGGTGTGGTGGCAGGCAAGCAGAGAGTACGAATAGGGCTAGGAGGAGAGATGATAGACAGAAGGACGTTCATCGGGCTTGCGGGAATGGTCGGCCTGTCGCTCACGGGATGCGGGACGGGCAACGCGGTCACACAGACCACGGACAGCCCGCAAGCCACAGATGTAGAGCAGACTCCATCGGAGAAGCCAGCACAGCCGAGGGTCACCGAGTACTGCTTCTCGACCGACGATGATAACGAATACAGCTATTGGACGGCGATTGTCGAGAACCCGAACACATCATATGCGGCTACGTACATGAGCGTCCGTGCCACCGCGTACGACGAGAACGGCGCGATTCTCGGGACTAGCGATAGCTCGACCCAGCTTCTGCTGCCCCAGCACAAAGTGGCGTTCAACCAGCAGCTCGGCAGGTACGTACCGGCGAGCATCGAGGTTGAGGTTGCCACGCTCAATGACAACGAGTTTGCTCCATGGGACTTGGATACTGACGGTGACCCGAAGTTCGAGGTGGCAAATCTGAATGAGATAAACGACGGGAGGCACACCAAGGTCACCGGCACGGTGCACAACGACTTCACACAGAAGACCGATATCTGGGTGGTGATTGCACTGCGCGACTCAGAGGGAAAGCTCATTGACGGGATGTATGGGTACGCAGAGGATGCCACGCCGCAGGATGACACGGCATTCGAGGCCGAGGTGTTCTACGTCGCTCCCGAGCACGCGAGCATCGAGGGCTACGCGAACCCACGCGTCCCAAGATAGGGTCAATCTCATTAAAAACGTAATGAGAGACAGAGACGCCCGTGGGTGACCGGCGAAGTCAATACCCACGGGCTGCGACCTATCCCCTTAGACGGGGACGGACGGTGATGATTATGGCACAAGGCCAGCGGCGCTCGTTCGGCTCGATTGAGTGCGTGCGCCATGGGGTCTACCGCGTGCGGTGGATGGCGGACGAGCGCGACGGTCGCGGGTACGCGAGGCACTCGATGACGCGCCCGTGGACCCGCAGGGAGGCTGCGAGGTTCCTCTCAGAGAGGCAGGTCGCGCACTGGGATGACACGCCCACGATGACGGTATCCGAGGTCGCGGAGAGGTTCTGGGTCCCCGAGCTTGAGGGCAGGCTGCGCGACGGCTCGCTCAAGCCCAAGTCCTACGAGCACTACATGGGCGTCTACCGCACCCACGTCGAGCCGCGCTGGTGGAACGTTGCCGTGACGGGGATAACCCCGCTCGAATACCAGGAGTGGATTCTCACCAAGTCGAAGGCCATGGGCGTCCGCGTCCAGATTGTGATGCGCGAGATTCTGAGGCTCGCGAGGCTGTACGGGCTGGTCGAGGAGAACGTTGCCGCCTCAAAGTTCCGCACGAGCGAGAGGGTGGACGAGCGCTCGAAGGAGATATGGCCGCTCTCTGAGTGCGCGGACATGGCAGACGCGCTGAGGGGCAGCGTGCTTGAGGTGCCGTTCGTGATGCAGGCGTTCGGCTCGTGCCGCGTCGGCGAGGCGTGCGGCCTCAAGCCCGGTGACTTCGAGTTCCGCGACGTGAACGGCATGACGGTTGCGTGCGCCCACGTGACGAGGCAGCTCCTCGGTGGTCGCGGCAGGCGCATAGGCCCTCCGAAGACCAAGGCCTCGACGCGCTGGGTGGTGGTGCCAGAGCCGTGGTCGCTGTGGCTCAGGGAGCGCGTGTCGGAGGCCGAGGCGAGCGGCAGCGAGTGGCTGTGCGATGACGGGCTTGGCGGCATCGTCGGGCGCAACGCAATCGACTCCGCGTGGCGCAGGGCGTTCGCAAGGGGCGGCGCGCTCGCTGGGCACGAGGAGGCGCCCATGCGCAACCTCCGGGCGTCGTGGCGCACCAACATGCGCTCGGAGATGCACATGGACCGCGACCTCTTGGAGAAGATGATGGGCCACGCCGGGAAGGGCGTGGGAGAGGTCAACTACTTCCGCCCGGACGTTGACGTGTTCGCCGAGGCGATAGCGTGCGCGTTCGATGGCTGGGAGCGCCGCTGATTTTTAGACGCCTAAGGACGTATAAGGACGCGACTTGCCTATGCAAGCCTCCTACCTGCGGTTTTGTTGTGCGCAGCTTACAAAGCCG